GAGGGACAGCAAGGGCGGGTTACATCTAACGGCACAGGTGGCGAAATGGCCGACACCTCAAGCATGGGATTCGCAGAGAGGGGCGCAATCAGAGGAGAGGTATCAGAAGAAACTCGGGGGGCCGAACTTGATATCAGTGATAAAGCACAAGGATGCGGAAGCTACTGGCAGCTAAACCCCTTGTTTGTTGAGTGGCTTATGGGTTATCCTATCCATTGGGGGGATACAAATGACAAAATGGCAACCAAGAAAAGCGGCACAGAGAGCGTATATGAATCTAGAGAAATGCGAATGGTGCGGGGGGAGGGATCGCCTTCAGAGGCATCACCCGGACATAACGAAACCGACAGAGATAATTGTGTTGTGCAAAAACTGCCACCCGAAAGCAGACCAACAGAACGGCACCAGACGAAAGAAAGCGAAACAGAAGTGCGAGGTGTGCGGGGAATGGTTCGTACCGCTGGACAGCCACCTACACAAGACTTGCGGTGCAGATTGTCTGGAGATTCGAGGACGAGAAAATGCGTTCAAGCGGTGGCATGGGAAGCAGAACCAGACGTAGGGAGATTGGCTGCCGGCGTACCGCACCGAGTGGACAGACTTAAAGGACTCGGGAATGCAATTGTCCCTCAAATAGCTGAGTTGCTATTTAGGCAGATAAAGCGTGTAGAAAAAGATACACGCTAACACTTGACTTTTATGCGTAAAACACCGTTAATGTAGATAGATCGATCATTTGGCGCTGGTGCCACCCTAAAGGGCTTGTCCCGACTAAGGCGTACCGTATGACCTCCCAGCATACGTTGCGCCTTTTTTGTGGAGGACCGGTGAGCTGTAAGATTTGTCGGCATTCCAAGCGTGCCAAAATTGAACAAGACATCTCAGAAAACGTGCCATACCGTGCCATCGTTAGAAAGTACCATAACGACTTCAGCCACAACATAGTAGCCAAACATAAAAACGAATGCATGCTCATTGATGATGACAGGGTGGACGCCGCCAAAGAGAGCGCGGTGCAGACTACTGTCGAACAGTACCAGGGCATGACGCTCATTCCTACCAAGTGGACCAGGCTTGAGGAAGAGTACGAGAAGATGCTCAAGGAAGCGCAGGAAGGTCCAGACTTCAACGACGCGGTACTTGGGGCGATAGACGCACTTAGCAACGGTGACCGAGACGAAGCCAAGAGCATACTGGCATGGATAGGCAAACGGCTTGCCGGTGATCGCAAAGACCGCAGGGAGACGCTTAAAGAGATGCGGTCCCTTTATGATAACCAGATACAAGCAATGTCGCGTCTTGAAGAACTCCGAGCATCGAGCAAGGAGCGGGAACCTATTCGGATCTTGTATGAGGCGATTGTATGAGCGGCCATGTACGCATCAACGGCGCCTATGCGCCCCTGTACGACATCAACACGAGATACATGGTGTGTTACGGTGGCCGGCGGTCGGCGAAAAGTTGGAGTGTCTCGCAGTTACTCACGAGGAAGGCGTGTGAACATATCAGGCGTGTTGTTGTCTTGCGTAAGTTTGCCACATCGATACGGTACTCAGTATGGGACAGGATGTTTGGCGCGATAAGTGAATCGCTTGGCCTTAACCGATGCGAGATAAACAAGGGGGAGAGACGCATTTCTCTGCCCAACGGTTCAGAGTTCATATTTGTTGGTGCTGATGACCCCGAGAAACTGAAGAGTATTGAGGGAGTGACGGACTACTGGCTGGAAGAGGCAACCGAGTTTGAGGAGCATGACTTCAACGTGCTTGACGCTGGTTTATCGACACCCTGTGACCCGCCTCCTCAGATATGGTTCACATTCAACCCTGTCCCTGTTATCACAGGATACCAGCATTGGTTGCAGAAGCGATTCCTTGGAGTATCACATAAACTGGGCGAAATACACACTGAAGGGCTTTCGACAGTGTTTAGAACCTGGTTCCGTAATAACATATTTTGTCCGCAGCACACGGTGGATCTGCTTAACTCATACGAGCAGTCTAACCCTGATCTCTGGAAGATGTGGGGTCTCGGCGAATTCACGCATCTGAAGGGAGCGATTCTTAAAGACTGGGACACGGTAGAAATAGCACCAGGCTTTGCGCCGATGGGATATGGTCTAGACTTCGGATTTGCCGATGATCCGGCAGCGGTTATCAAGGTATGGCGCCGGGGCAGGGAGATATGGGTAGAAGAGCAATTATTCGCATCGGGGATGACTAATCCAGACTTGAGCGAGGCAATGGAAGCGGTTGGGATACGGAAAGGCATCGATAATATCATCGCCGATTCGGCTGAACCAAAGAGCATTGAGGAACTCAGGCGTGAGGATTGGATCATCTCCGGGGCGAAGAAATATAAAGACTACAAACGAGAAGCGGCGCTATTCCTCCAGGGGCATACAATCCATGTCGTTGAGCCTTCACCGAACGCGAGAAGGGAGATAGCTACTTGGTCATGGAAACAGGACAAAGAAGGTCACATACTCCCCTTGGTCGCGGACGGGGAAGATCACACGATAGACGCACTTATTTACCGCACGTTTCAACGCAAGGGTAGTTTGTCCGCGGCGGTTATCAACCGGGCGAAAACCGATGGTATCCCATATCTTAAACGGCAAGTTATCAACCGAGAGTTGGCCGAGGTGGCAATATGAGTGAACCCAGACTCGTGTCTGCATATTCGTGTGTATCAGTAAAAGATCCCGAAGAGATGTCGGCAGTCGCGTTGATAGGGATAGAAGAGATAAAGACTGCTGAGTTACCGGAAGATCAACCGCACGACCAGTTCTTTAATACCGAGTTTATGCTTCCAGTCATCCACGTTCTCGGGTTGAAAAACATCAAAGGCGAGACTCCAGAGTCGGTAATCATTCGTGCGGCCAATGCCTTAGATGACAAACGATTATTTCTTGTTGAAGATAAGCAGATGATGGTGGACATCGAATTGATCGGTCCAGAGTTGGTGAATGATGCGCCTATCGGGTATTTAGCCAACATGGTGCTGCTTGGCGGTCGCAGGGTCAGTTATGATGATGTGGATGGCGTGTACACTGTTCCGATACGGGAGATAGTTTCGTCGTTGATCTCCATATTCGGGCGCGATGGGATAAAGATAGCGGACTGTGACCTGGCAGATGGCCTTCAGCAACAGTTATTTTCCCTGTCACTCGGGCAGGAAGAACTTGAAACGCTTCTGTTCGCGGTGGGCATGGGTGTTTGGAAGATCATGCTTGAATACAAGCGTGGTGCAATGTATTACGACCACAAACAAAGCATGAAGCAAGAGGATTACGACTGGGCAAACGAGGGGTTAAATGGCTAAGACCGAGAAAGAACGAGTCGATGACTACATGATCAGCCTCCACCAGCTTGAGGAAGAACGTGAGCCGTGGGAAGACCTCTGGACTGACGTTATACGCTATACAAGCCCCAAACGTGATATGTGGGACGATGAGGATAAGCCAGAGGGCGATGTAAAGAAGGGCCGAGACCTGTACGACACGACAGCGGTAGAAGCGGCCAAGACCGAAGCTAATGGTTTGGTGGGCTGGAATGCCGGTCCCTCGGTGAAGTGGCTGAAACTGAAGCTGATGATCGAAGAGATGAATGATCTGCCCTACGTCAAAGACTGGCTGGAGTTGTGCGAACGCCGGGTGTACATGATGCTGCACCGATCAAACTTCTACGATCAGTTGTTTGAGTTCTTTCTTGACCTGGTTACGGTAGGCACTGCGGTTATGTTGATCGAACCCGATCCCGGGTCGTTTATGATCAACTATTCAACCAGGCACCCGAAGGAAACATACTTCACTGAAGGCGCGAACGGCAGGGTTGAGTCGGTGTACAGGGACATCTGGTTTACCGGCAAGCAAGCGCTGGACAGGTACGGGAAGAATCTGCCCAAGAAGTTCATCGATGACATGACTGATGAAAATGACAAGAAACGGTTGAAGAACCTGACTGCAAAGTACCGCTTCATCCATATCATTGAGCCGCGGCATGGCAGGAACCCGAATTCAGCACTTGCAACCGAGAAACCCTTTGCCAGCGTCGAACTCCTGCCCAGTGAAAACGCGATAGTGAACGAGGGCGGGTACGATGAGTTCCCGGTTATTGTGTGCCGGTGGACAAAGAACAGCAATGAGAAGCAGGGGCGATCCCCGGCTATGGACGGCATATCGACTATCAAGCGGTTGAACCAGGAGAAGTTGACTACCTTGAAGGCGGGTAACCTTGCGGTGCAGCCCGCGGTGCAAGTACCGCTTGAGATGTCGCGCCGGCTGAATCTTTCGCCGGGTGGCGTGAACGTATATAAGAACCCGTCAAGGCGGATATATAACACCGACCAGGGCAGTGGGTATCCATTCGGCAGAGACATCCTTGAGATGTTGCGGGACGAAGTGGACAACCTGTTTATGGTGCCGCTTTTCAGGATGCTGGACAGACTTGAGAGACAGGTTACCGCGACAGAGATTGTTGAAAGGCAGGGAGAGCGAGTCTCATCCTTAGCCGGACCGTTGACCCGGCAGAACAGTGAAGGTTTGGGGCCGATGATCTTCAGGACGTTCAACATCATGGCGAGACAGGGGTTGATGCCGCCGCCGCCGCCGGTGCTGATG